CTGACTACTATGCAGCCGAATACATCGACAAGCTGGACGAGTTGAAGATCAACATTAACGAGCGTCAAGCTGTTGCGACCTCGGCTGCTGCTGCTTTGGGTCGTCAGACCGACGCACTGATCGTTGCAGCTATGGACGCAGGCGCAAACGCAACTCAGATCGCAGACGTAACTGGCGCTCTGGCTAAAGCAGACCTGCTGACTCTGTTCGAAACCTTTGGTTCGGCAGACATTCCAGAAGATGGCCAGCGTTACATCGCTATGTCGCCTGCTGGTTTTGCTGACCTATTTAACATCAACGAGTTTGCATCGAGCGACTATGTTGGCCCACAGAACCTGCCCTTCGCTGGCGGCATGACCATGAAGGACTTTCTGGGCTTCAAAATCTTCTCGACCTCGGCAGTGGCTGGTGGCAAGAACTTTGCTTACCATACAACTGCTATTGGCTTGGGCATCAACGCGGATGTCAGCACCGAGATCAACTACGTCCCGGAAAAGGTTTCGCACCTGACCACCTCGATGATGTCGATGGGTTCCGTAGCGATTGACGCTAACGGCATCTACGAAGTCCTCGACAACAACTAATAGGGATGGGGGGCGCAAGCCCCCCAACTTCTCATGCCAGATATTGCAAACACAGCTATCAAAGTATGTTCGCGGGCGTCTATCCTTATGGGTGGGTCGCCTATTACTTCATTTGCGGATGGCACTGCCGAAGCTGATGTTTGCGATGCAATGTATGAAGACATTGCTAGATCGTCGCTAACAAACACTCGGTGGCGCTTCGCCACAACTCAAGCCGTTCTTAATCGCCTTGTTGCTGCCCCGACCAGCCGTTGGGATGCTGCCTATCAACTGCCTGCTGGGACGCTTACCGTAACTGCTGTTACTGTAAATGATTACCCTATTGGCTTTGATACCTATGGCGACAAGATTTACTGCAATGCTGTTGAAGCTGACAGCGTTGTTGCTGACTACATCTTTCGCGCAACAGAAGCTGACTGGCCTTCTTATTTCACTGTAGCTGTGGAGTATGCCATGGCTGCTGTGCTGGCTGTCTCTGTAGCGCGTGACGCTTCTTTGGCGCAGATGCTAGAGCAGAAGGCGTCTATGGCTATGATGCAGGCGCGTAATCGTGACTCGCAGCGTCAGACAACTAAGAGGCTGGATACATCTAGGTTCATTGCCCAAAGGCGTAGCTAATGCAGAAGATACCCGTTCCGGTTAGCAGCTTTCAGTATGGTGAAGTCAGTGGTTCGCTTACCATGCGGACTGACAGTGCTATCTATTCTTCTTCTGCCAGAAGCTTAGAGAACATGATTGTTATGGCAGAGGGCAGCGTCAGAAAGCGGCAGGGCCTGAAGTATTTGCACGACTATGGCTTAACCTACAATGCCAGCTATCCTGCGCAGTCTCACCTGTTTAGTTTTGTTTTCTCTGACGATGAGCAGTATTTGATTTCTGTGGAGCACCAGAAGGTTCGGTGCTTTTACTTAGATCAATTCAATGACGTAGTGACGCTTGTTTCTACGATAACTCAAGATACAAACGCAGCCGCGCTGCCGTTCGATCAAGAGTATTTAAACCAATACACAACGGCTCAGTATGGCGATGTTATGTTTATCTGCCATCCGTTGTTTATGCCGCGTATGCTAATTCGAACTAGCTTAACTAGTTTTGAGATTACTCCGTTTAGTTTTGACGAGCGTCTAGACGGGCATCAGGTTTTTCAGCCTTACTCTGCATTTCAAGCCTTCGGCACAACACTAGACCCGTCAAACACCACTGGAACAATTACCCTTACTACAAGCAACCCGCACTGGACGACAGACCATGTGGGAACTGTTGTTAAGTATGGTGAAGCTGAGATTGAAATTACCGGATACACTTCTTCGACTGTTGTTACTGGCAACGTTGTTGATGAACTAAAGATTCGCCTTTCAATTCTAAACCCTCTGCGCACAACAGAAGGTTCTGCTACTGTCGAGGTAACTCACTTCAATCATGGCTATGGCGGTGGTGAGGTTGTTGTTATTGAAGATGCCGCTGCAACTGGTGGCATTAACGTAGGCAATCTAAATGGCACCCGCACTGTTGCTGGCATCATCGACGAAAACACTTGGTATTTCACTGCTGGTGGCAACGCTTCTTCGTCAGAAGATGGTGGCGGCTATGTAAAGCTGGTGACGCACGCACCAACCGCAGACTGGTCAGAGCAAGCGTTCTCTGCTGTTCGGGGCTACCCTGCTGCTGTTGTATTCCATGAAAACCGCCTGTGCTTTGCTGGAACCATTGCACAGCCTGACGCTATCTGGATGTCTTCGATTGGGGCATTCTTTAACTTTGATGTAGGCACCGCACAAGACAATGATGCTATTGCTCTCGTTGCTGCAACGGGTTCAATCAATGAAGTCCGCTATATGATTTCCAACCGTGACCTACAGATTTTTGGTGCATCTGGTGAACTATATGTGCCCACATATCTAAACCAAGCAATCACACCGACTAACGCTCAGATTCGAAAGCAGACGCCATTTGGGTGTGACTTTGTTCAGCCTGTTTCTATAGATGGCGCAACTGTCTTTATTCAGAATGGCGGCACTGTTGCTAGAGAATATCTCTACACAGATACAGAAGATGCTTACACTTCTACCGCAATTTCGACAGTAGCATCGCATCTAATTGTTTCGCCAAGCTGCATGACGGTATCTCATGGCGCATTCAATGGCGCTGAGTCGTATGTGTTTATGGCAAACGGCAATGGCGACATTGCATTGTTTAACTCAAACCGCACTGAAAAGCGTGCTGCTTGGACTAGGCTAACAACAGATGGAAACTTCTGTTCTGTCTGCGGAATACATGACCGAGTGTTTGTAAATACTTGGACACCTAGTGGTGATCTTATTCTTTGCGAGTTTGTTGGAGAGATCGGCCTTGATCGCTACATCACTGCCGCTGTTTCCTCTGACTACGCTTCGGTCAATGGTTATTATTCCGTAGGCGATACCGTTGATGTGCTAAGCGAAGACGGTCTTCAATACTATGGCCAGAAGACTGTTGTTGATAATGGTGGCACGCCTAGCGTTAACCTGCCCGGCGTCACTGGCAATGTTCACATTGGTATTAAATTTAATGCCGTAATTGAGACAAACTCAATCGATGCCATTACTAGGAACGGCCCACTGACTGGCCAGATTCGTGGCATTTCTACGGTTATCGTTGAACTAAAAGACACTAGATCGGCCAAGGTTAACTCTAGGGCAATCACCTTAGACTCTTCGTTTTCCGGCAAGAAAGAGGTTCGATTGCTTGGACACAGCCGTGACCCAAAAGTTAGGATAGAACAGAATGACCCGCTTCCATTGCAGGTCAATGGTCTTATTGCAGAGGTAGTAGTCTAATGGACCCATTTACTTTAGCACTGATGGCTGGGAGCACTGCCCTTGGCATTGGTGGCCAGATTATAGGTGCCAGAGGCCAGAAGGATGCTGCCGAACTAAACGCCTTCAACATTGAGACGGAAAGCCTTTTGGTCAAAGCCCAAGGGTTAGATCAGGGCAACCGACTGCGCCAATCTTTCAAAGAAACAATGGCCTCTGCCGAGGCTATCTTTGCTGCGTTTGGGCGTGATGCTTCTGACCCTTCAGTGCAGGCATACAAGAAAAAAGAAATGTATACTTTGGGCAAAGACATTTCTGACATCTCAATGATGACTACACTCAACCAGTTAAAGCTAAAACAGCAAGCCTCTGACGAGCGTTTGCGCGGCAAACAGGCAATGACCGCTGGCTATCTGGGCGCTGGCAGAAGCCTTCTTAAATTTGGCATGGATTATCAGGACTTGAAATAATGGCAGTTAAGCGCAGTCAACGACAGTTTGGAATCCAGCCTATCGGGGTGAACCGGGTAGCCCCCTTCAACCAAGATGTTGCTAGGGAAATCGTTGGCATTGCTGACGACATTTACACGCGTCAGTATGACATTGCTAAAAACGATGCGGTTAAGCGCGGCGAAGAAACTGCGGCTGAAGCACCGCTATCTTCTATTACGCAATTAAACCCGGACACCAAGACACCGATGGCGATTGAATTTGCTCAGGGCATGGGCAGGTTTTCTCGTGATGCTTTTGAACGCTCTGTTCTTCGTCGCTTTGAGGGCGCTATTTCTGACGACATCGCGGCCAAAAAAGATGAGTTGATGGCACGCCTTGGCGAGTCTGCTGATGCGCCCAAGCTTTTTGAAAAAGCTTTCTCTGAATACCTTGGGGGGTTAGCTGGCAATGCTTCCGGCTATTACAAGCAGGTTATTGTCGATCATGGCGCAAGCCAACTAGAAGATGGCCGCAGCCGTTTGCACGTTGTTCAGATTAAACGGATGCAGGCTCAAGCACGCTTAGAGCGTGAGCGGCGTCTAAAGCAAGAAGAGCGCAACGCTTACAATGCTGGCATGTCTGGCTCCACTTACACCTTCAACGAAACTGTCTCTGAGTTTCGTGCTGCTGAAGCTGACGCTCAAGCCATTGGCGCAAGCGAACCAGACACTACAACAAAGCGCGGCAAAGTTTTGCGCAATGCGTTTTTAAGGGGCTCTGTCTCAAAAAAAATGCAAGACCCTTCTTTGGCAATGCAGGCTGGTTTAATTAGTCAAGTTTTGCAGGATGGCAAAAACCCAGCCCTTTACAATCTTCTCAATCAAAAAGGCAAAGACTTCATTGCATCTATTGAGGTTGCCTTTGATGTCGATGAACAGATTGATTACCCAGAAATTGCTGAAGTCCTGAAGTCAGAACTAAAGAATGCTGAAGACAGTGGAACTTATCTTTCTGCTGCTATAGAAAATCAGCGCAAACTTAATGAAGCAAACATTGAAGCTTCAAAAGAAGCTGACAAGCAATATACAGACACTCAAATCCTTGACCTTCAAAAGCGCACTGACAGTGGAGAGCCTTTTACTATTGGGTATACTGGCGACCCATCTTCAATACTTGCTGAGAAAAACAGGCTTCTTGCTTTAGATAATGGCCTAAGTGTTGCGACTGTAAGTCGAGATGCTTTAGGCAAACTTCAATCAGCAACAAATGACAACCTTGTTAGACTAGCTGGTGGTGCTATTGCCAGAGAACTTGACGCTTTTGTTCAGCAAGGTGGGACTAAGCAAGGTCTTCAAGAATTTGTTGATGCACTTAAGTCGCCAACATCTCCTCAAAACAAAGAATTAATTGGCAATCTGCTTGGCCAAGATGTTTATAATGTTTTAGCTACGCAAATCACTCAAGAGAACAGTGGCTACTTATCCAATGTGGCTCAAGATATTCTTGATGGCGTTAGTTCAAAAGTTGACCACGCAGCCAACCTTTCAAAGCAAAGTATGCGCGAGTCTAAGGTTGAAGTTTCTTCACTTATCCGCAGCCCAAATTCTACGATTGCAGAAATTGATGCTGCCATTGATGGATTCAAAGCTAGCCACAAAAATGTTGATGCTTTCCCAGAAGCATACGGCGATCTATTGGCTCAGAGGGACAGCCGTGCCACCACCATTCGTGGTCAAGAGTTTACCACAGAATCAAACAAGATTGTTAGTTCAGCTAACGAAAGCAACATAGCTGAGTCAGCTAAGCAGCTTGAAGAAACCGCAAAGCGTTTCGGGCAAGACCCTGCGTCTGCGGAAGCATTTGCAAAAACAATGGTTGAGCAAGTTGCATCCAATCGCATTACATCTGAAATGTCTGGGCTTGGGCAAGACGACGCATCACTTCGCCGCTTGTCTGAATGGGCAGCTTACCTTAAGGGAACTTCTGCAAACATTAGCATTGAAGATAAAGCTGTTCTGGACGAAATCATTCGTGGATATCCAGTAACTGTTAACGGTAAAAAGATTAGCCCAGATAGAGATGCGCTGGCATCTTCTGCCAACTCAACCCTGACTGCTCTT